AGACTCGATCTGATTGAAACGCAACTCTTTGAAGTCGTAATCGACCTCTGCCTGCGCTTCAGCTTCAGTATCATAGACCTCGATCTCACCTGCCGACTCACCCCAAGCTTGCCAGCCTTCACACATTGTGTCTTCAACGATCACATATTTTTCTAATGACATGTCTCATCCTCCTCGTCAGTCAGATTGTTCGAGGCACACACCATCGATGCAGTCATCAAGCGCATCAGTTCAGGCGTGTTGCCCATGTTGTTTTGCATAGCAAGAGTCAGACCTGCGGACATCAGCAGATAGGATGCAAAGTCCACGTCCAGATCCATGGACTCGAACTCACGCAACAGATCCTGCACCTGCCTGCCAGCTTTCAGCTTGTCCTTTGCCTCAGTCATCTAGCACCACGCCCCCATATGCTTCTTTGCCAGCGGACTCCTGATGCTCCGACCAGTATTCGTTCCAGTCTTCTGCCAGAATATCCATCAAGTCAGTCAGCGGAACATGATCCATCAGATGCATGTGACTTTCCATGCGGCTTGCAAACTCGTGCCATGTCTCGCACTCACCAATGACCGCAGAAACTTTGTCATCGAACTGCTCCTCGCGATCCATCATCCATGCTTTGACTCTACCCATGTGCAGTCTCCTTGAAAAATGTACCAGCCGCCTTTTTAGCATTCCTGATAGTACGCTCCTCGTAGCCCCACAGATCCTCGCCATTGCCAGACTTGAACAGTGACGATAAGCCAACGCCCGAAAACAAACGAGTCTCGACTCTACGAACTGTGCCGTGCCGATCAAAGTCATCGGCTGTTGGATCATCCTCGAACATCACGCGACCTCCTTATCGTTATTGGTTTTGACATGGCCTCTTTCAGCCATGCCCGATTGTTTATTCTAAGATGCATTTGCCTCGATAGTACAGGCTTACTAATGGCAATCGTGCGAACAATGACCTGCTTGTTGGTTTGTAGCTTTGTCATCAATCCATTAACTCCCTATTCAGCCAT